GCGCGAGATCAGTCTGCGCATGGCGCTGAAATTGGCAGACTTGACCAAAGTCAGTTCTAACTGGAAAGCCCTAGCAGAGAATACCTGCATGCGACACGAATAAGTTTACCCGGATCGCCATCAAATAGTCTAGCTCCTAGGCGATCCGTTTCACAGAGGCACCCTTTAAAAAGGTGCCTCTTTTTTTGACCTCGCTAAGTATTCACATGGGCAAAGACAACAAAATATTTTGCACGGCACCATTTACTACTTTACGAATAGAATCTTATAGTGCCTCAATACCTGGCAAATATGATCAGTATGGAGTGATTTTCAAACCGGGATGTGTGTATGATCCACAGGGTCCTATATCCAGTCTTGACGAATATCTTCAAGGGCAGGAAATGTCCTGGCACAGAAATAACTTGTTGCAAGGATTGCAACCACATCCTGGTTGTCATAGATGTTGGAAATCTGAACAAATTGGTCTAGACAGCACTAGAAAACAGTTGTTGAAAAAACCCTATGCCAGTGACCAGATGGGTATCAAATTGTTAGATGTTTTTTTTGGCAATGTGTGTAACATGGCCTGTTTTATGTGTGATCCTGAATGGTCCAGCAAACATGCCGAAGAAAGTTACCAATTGGGATTCATAAAGCAAAGAATCGATGTAAAAGACAACACAGACACAGTGTTGGAAACTATAGATCTGCTACCTGATCTCGAGCAGGTCAGTTTCATAGGCGGGGAATTTTTCTTATTCAAAAACAACGTCAAAATTTGCAACAAGATCATTGAAAAAAATCTCGAAGCCAGGATCGTAACCAATGCCAGCGTATTGACTGATGAACTTTGGAAAAAGCTTACAGAGATCAAAGCAATTGAAATGCAAATCAGCATAGATGCTATAGAAGAAACCTATGCTCTTATGCGTTACCCTTACACCTGGGATACCTTGATCGGCAATTACCAAAAACTGAAACAACTATCAAACATCAAACTCAATTTTCATGTGGTCACACAGGTGCTTAATATTCAAAATCTGCATGCCACTTTGGACTGGGCCAATCGAGAACGCACACCAATTTCTTTGCACAATCTATCGCCCGGATGCTGGTCTTGGGACATACTTACCGTTTCTGAAAAAATCGAACTGAAACAGTATCTACAGGATTGCAATCAAAGATTTAGATTGATATCCAAGCAGACGCAGTGGATACAAGATCTGATTGATGGGTTAGACAAGGTTAAATTCAGTCCGCAATGGCGGCAACAGTTTGTGGATAGATTTTCCAAACTTATGAAACATAGGAAAGTTGATATACCGCAAATCCAAAAACATTTGGGTATTTTCCGTAGCCTGTTTGACGAGGTCCTAACGGCAATGGATGCACATTAATCAAATTATTTTGACACACGTCAAAATTAGTGTATAATATCACAATGAGAACTGCACGACTAAGCATACGAGATGAAGTCAACGTCAAGATAGAAGGGCTAGAACTGGATGCACGTCGCACTCTAGTCAACAAGTTCAAATATGATGTTCCTTACGCCAGATACCTACCAGCGGTAAGATTGGGGCGATGGGATGGCAAGGTCTCCTTTTTCCAACTGGGTGGTAGCACCTACGTAAACCTCTTGCCTGAAATCATACCAGTGCTGGAAGAATATGGTTACGACATAGAACTGGACGATCAAAGAGAGTATCGCACCACCTTTGAGTTTGAGCAAGTGCAAGAAGACACTTTCTCTAACATCTCTTGGCCCAAAGGACATCCCAATGCCGGCGAACCTGTCATGATGCGAGACTACCAAGTTGACATAGTCAACAACTTTCTTGCCAACCCTCAATGCCTGCAAGAAGTGGCCACTGGCGCCGGCAAAACAATCATGACTGCCGCCCTGAGCCATGCTGTGACACCTTATGGTCGTAGCATAGTGATAGTTCCTAACAAAAGTCTTGTGACACAGACAGAAAAAGACTACATCAACATGGGTCTGGACGTGGGTGTGTTCTTCGGAGACCGCAAAGAGTTTGGACGCACACACACCATCTGCACATGGCAGAGTCTCAATGTGCTGTTAAAGAACACCAAAAATCAATCAGCAGAAATCACCATTGGTGAATTTATCGAAGGCGTAGTGTGCGTGATAGTGGACGAGGTGCACATGGCCAAGGCCGATGCACTGAAAACTCTGCTCACAGGCGTGATGGCGCAAGTGCCAATCCGTTGGGGATTGACAGGAACCATACCCAAAGAAGATTTTGAATTCCAGGCCTTGCATGTGAGTCTAGGACCAGTGATATCTCGACTGGCCGCCGCTGAACTGCAGGATAGAGGAGTGCTGGCGCAGTGCCATGTCAACATCGTGCAACTAGTAGACCATGTGGAATACAACAACTATCAAAGCGAACTGAAATATCTTTTAGAGGAATCAGGGCGGTTGGATACCATGGCCAGTTTGATACGGCAAGTTAACGAAACAGGCAACACTCTCGTGCTGGTAGATCGTATCACAGCCGGACAAGAACTAGTAAAACGACTGGGCGACCGTGCTGTGTTTGTTTCAGGCGCCACCAAAGCAAAGGACAGACAGGATGAATATGACGAAGTGGCTGAAGCTACCGATAAAATTATTGTTGCTACCTATGGCGTGGCTGCTGTTGGTATCAATATTCCTCGTATTTTCAATCTGGTGCTTGTGGAACCCGGAAAGAGCTTTGTCCGAGTTATACAATCAATTGGGCGCGGCATTAGAAAAGCTGAGGACAAAGACTTCGTCCAAATCTGGGACATCACCTCCACCTGCCGATTCGCCAAAAGGCACTTGACCAAGCGCAAACAGTTCTACAAAGAAGCCCGTTATCCTTTCACGCACGAGAAACTGGAGTGGATGACCATTGGGTAAACTGTATCAACAAGTGGGAGAACACCTATTGGGCAAGTTCTCTGGTGAGGTTATCGTAGAGATTGGGTCGGATAGATGGGAAGGCAGCAGTGCCTATTTCGCAGATCTGGCCCACACACATGACATGAGATTTGTGTCTGTGGATCTCGATCAAGATGCCAGACATAGATTGCGCAAAACTATCGCTCCGGAGCACAGCCATCTTGCTGAATTTGTGCAAGCCGAAGGCACCCAATGGACAGCTCAATATTCCGGGTCAAAAATACGGGTGCTGTATCTGGATAACTTCGACTGGGATTGGCGCACTGATAGACAGCAACAAATGATCCAGGATCAAATCGCTTGGTATAGTCAGCAAGGCTTGATCATGACCAACATCAACTGCCAAACAGCACATGTCACTCAAATGGTCAATCTATTGCCGCATATGAGTGATCGATGTGTGATATGTGTTGATGATACCTATGAATACAATGGCGTGTTTATTGGCAAGGGTGGCGCCGTGGTTCCTTATCTTTTGGGGCAAGGATTTGGGGTCCTTGTCGCGAGAGATTATGGAGTCATACTCGGTCGCGGATACAGAAATTATATCGTATAATGGATACTATGAAGATACTCACACTAGACAACACAGCCTATGATCTGGATGCGCTACCCGAAGAAGTGGATGACATGCGTTTCGCGATATTAGATAACTCAGATCCCGCAGATCCAGACTATCACTATATTCCTCTGATCTTCCTTGAGAGTTTCAACTCACCGGCCTTGGTGCTACAGATCGGATCCCACAGGATCAAAATGCCCATAGACTGGCAAGTGCTGATAGGTGAGCCCGACTTGGGCGATCTAGAGATGTTGCCGTTGACGTCGATCAATGATCGCGGATTCAAAGTGTTCCAGTTCAATCCACTGACGTCATTCCGCCCCAGTTTCCTGGACATAGAGATCGTGGATGTCTATCACGACGTGGCATGGTATTGCCCTAAACTAAAAAATGGTCAGATGCTGTGTGTGCCACTCACAGAGGATCCAGAACCTGATTGTGTGTATTTTGTCAAGGACATCTCCAGGAACTGTGAGATCGTTGACTACAACAAGGCTTGGTGATGGATAAGTTAAGCATCGGCAACGAAATGTCCGAGTTTGATCGTAAAAACAGATCATTCTATGATGAACTCACTGACGAAGAACGCAAGAAGTTTTCAAACTATCTCATGATACGTTGGGGATCTGCCATACAAGGCGGTCAGGAATTGCAGGAATACTATGTGCAGAGCACCAATCACTATCTCAACAAAAACTTCTTTGCCATCAATCGTCACCCCAAACTACAATGGTTATGTGCCACGGCAGTGAGTCCTGGTCTGGGCACACAACGGCATCAGTGGATCGCTCCCAAGAAGAAAGAAGCCGGCAACAGCGAAGTAAAGAAAACGTTGACAGACCTCTATCCTAACTGGAAGATGTCTGACATAGAAGTCATGGCCAAGTTGGTCACCAAAAAAGAACTACAAGAGTATCTACGTGAGCACGGAAACAAAGACTGACCACGTCTGTAGATATTGTGAAAAAACTTTTGCCAGGCCCGAGAGCCTGGCTGTGCATGTGTGCGAACAAAAACGCCGTTATCAAGATCGAGAGGAGCCCGGTGTGCGGTTGGGGTTACAGGCCTATCTGCGTTTCTACGAAATGACGCAAGGTTCTGCCAAACTCAAAACCTTTGATGATTTTGCCAAGAGTCCTTACTATCGAGCCTTTGTAAAGTTTGGCCGTCATTGTGTGGCCATCCGTGCTGTGAACACTGCCAGATTCATTGATTGGGTGGTAGAGAAAAACAAAAAGATCGATCATTGGTGTAGAGACAGCGTGTATGCAGAATACCTCGCAGAATACATGCGCAAGGAAAGCGTAAATGATGCCTTGGCTCGGGCCATAGAATATTCTATCGACTGGAGTGAAACCCATGGGCACCCGGCACAGGATTGTTTGAGATATGGCAACAGCAATGCCGTGGCCTATGCTGTGTCCACCGGCCGCATCAGTGCTTGGGTATTGTATAACTGCGACAGCGGACAAAAATTGCTGGATGATCTAGACCAAGAGCAGATCGCCATAGTATGGCCTTGGATCGATCCTGAATTCTGGCAACGCAAATTCCGCGATTATCCGGCAGATCAAGAGTATGCCCGCGAAATGTTACGACAGGCAGGTTGGTGATGAGCGCAGACATTGACATAGATTTCGCTGATAGAGAAAAGATCCTGTCGCTGATACAGCACAGATCTGCGAGACAACATGTAGAATCTCAAGTGCGACGACACAACTCCGGAGTATATGTCACGGATATACCTTGGGATCCTATCAATCAATGTGCGTCCATAGACTATCAAGAAGCCGAATCTAGGGGTTACTTCAAACTGGATTTTTTAAATATGAGCGTGTATTCTTTGGTCCGGGGCCCGGATCATTACAAAGACATGTTGGATCGATCGCCCCCTTGGACAAAATTATGGACTGATACAGACTGGGCCAGCCGATTGGTGCATGTGGGCAATTACACTGGCCTGCTCTCAATCATGAGACCCGATTCTATACCCAGGATGGCAGCTTTTATATCTATCATACGCCCTGGCAAGGCCCATCTACAAAATCTCCCATGGGCCGAAGTGTTTGAGTCAGTGTGGGATGGTGACGACAGCCGTGGTTATACTTTCAAGAAAAGCCATGCTATCAGTTATGCGGCTTTGGTAGCACTGCACATGAACTTAATCGATCCTGCGAACCAGGGTGATTGATTTGCGTTTGGATTTTTTGCGGGCTATGTCGGTGAGGCTGGTGCATGGTCCATGCACTATTTCCAGATCTTTGTTGGTAAATGTCCTGAGATAAGGGCGGAATACTTCCCAATCTTGCTTGAGGAATATATTGATAGGTATGCTACGATTGCTTTCCCACCACCAAGTATTGGCCAATTCTAAGAACAGTTTCTTGAGATCTGCGTGGGGAATATTGCCAAAATCATAGATGGTGGTCACAGCATCATCGCGGTTCTGTATCACACCGATGTATTCATTGCCAGCATAGGTGCAAAATGTTATGAAAGGGTAGCGTTCGGCTATTTTAGCGAAGATTTCAGAGCCCATAAATATCGTTAGGAAAACCTTATGTATTCAACCACTGCCTATTTATATCAACAGCGACAGCAGGTCATTTTGATCGACACCAGTGGTGCCTATTTTGACCGGAGGTGGCAACCCGTGTATGCTAAAAATTTAAAAATCCATCGTGGCGTAGACAACGTCATACTGTTTGAATTCGTCAATCAAGATCAGAAACCCGTGAACATCACTGGGTCTACCATCACTTTCCGATTGATCTCGACCAATGGTGATATACTTTTGTTGAGCAAAGACCTAGAAATACTCAGTGCCGCTTACGGCCGGGCCAAGGTCACTCTGCTCAGCACCGATCTAGACGAAGTTGATGCACAGCCCGTGGGCTGGAGCCTTGAACGTAACTCAGCCACCAGCGAACTCTACGAGCCTGTGTTTACCAATGCCTACTCCGGCGGCCGCGGCACAGCCGATGTAGTAGATTCAGTGTATCCTGCATTTGTGCCCAGTGAGATAATGACTGTTCCTACCAACCCGGAAATCAGCCAGAGCAATCCCAATCGCAATCATACATCTGCGGTGTATACACAAGGTCGCGATCTTGTAACCTTCCAGATGGACTTTGACAATTTCTCGGGCAACGTCAAGGCGCAGGGTTCCAGCACACAATTGGGGCCATGGTATGATGTTGGCAGCCAGCGACAGTATATCAACAGGACAGCACGTGATTATTGGAACGTAGAAGGATACCACAATTATCTCCGTTTCGAAGTAAATCAATATGGCTACAAGGCCAAAATTGGCAATGCAGTGGTCAGTGGTGGCACCGTGACCAATGTTACCATGAACAATTCTGGTAGTCAGTGGATTTCCACGCCATTCCCTAATGTAGACTTTGTGGGCGAAGGCACAGGTGCTGAAGGATATGCCGTGGCCACTGCAGGTGGCAATGTCAATGCTGTGATAGTCACAGCCGGTGGCGCAGGATACGTCAATAATCCCAATGCCAAAATCAACAACGGATTCATTACATCCATCGCCTATAGATGAAGATTAGGAAGTTAGTGGCATTTGGCTGTAGTTGGACCTATGGCGATGAACTCATCGCTCCTGAATTCCGAGACTTGTCTGAAGAAGCATTCCGAGATCACTACGATCAAAATCGTCCTTACAGGCTGGCCAATGGCTTTGCGGGTCGTATTGCCAAAGAATTTGATCTTGAACTAGACAACATGGCTTTTCCGGGATCCAGCCTTGAAAGCATGCGCTGGAACTTCATGTGGTATCTGCGCAACGGTCAGAGCACCGACGATGTTCTGTTTATCGTGGCACACACTGATAGCACACGGCAAAGCTGGTTTAACCCACAGCATCAAATTCGCATGAAGGATCCGCAATGGAATCGACACATGCACGGAACTTGGTTGCTCCAACCCAACCCCGACATAGATGACAACTGGTTCTCTTTGCAACGATTATGGCTGGGCATGAGTTATCATAGAGAATGGGCAGAATACAATTTCCAAACATCCATCAATCTATTTGATCAGGCCGAGAGCAGGTATGGCATTCCGATAATACAGGTCAGCGCATTGCCCAATCCTTATTCTCTACGAGTGCCCAGTCTGATCTATCCAGGACTGAGTTTCAAAGAAATATTATACAACAAAAAGAAAGAATTGGGCATAGAACCGTTTGCTCGCGGCGGACATCCCAATGAATTGGGTCATAAAATCATTGCAGACCACTTGATCGAACACATAAAACATAGTAAAATGTTAGAGTGATCGACATATTTTCTTATCTACCAGCCAAACGCAAAAGCACAAGTTCTGGCTGGATTTCATTCAATGCTCCGTGTTGTGTTCACAATGGTGAAAGCCAGGATCGACGACAGCGCGGTGGAATCAAGGCCACTGACCAAGGTTGGAGTTTCCACTGTTTCAATTGCGGATTCACTGCCAGCTTCATCCTGGGTCGCAATCTTTCATTCAAGGCTCGCAGACTGTTGCAATGGCTTAATGTTCCACAACAAGAAATAGAATATATAAATCTCGAAAGCCTCAAACATCGAAACATCCAAGGCATACTGGATGATCGACAGCGCACTGCCAATGTGGTGCAGGGCATCGAGTTTGAAGATCGAGAACTGCCGGAAGAATTCGCATTGGTGGATCGCGACATGTCAGTGCATTGGCAGTATCTCAGAGATCGTTGTGTGCCCGAGGATTATCCCATAGGTATGATCCATGGCCGGCCTGATGACAAATTCAGTCGTAGGCAAGGTGTGATCATACCGTTTACCTATGATGGACGCATAGTAGGACACACACGTAGATTTTTTGATGATCATAATCCTCGCTACGTCCACGACATGCAACAGGGCTATGTGTTTGGCACAGATCTACAGCGACCAGATTGGCAGCATGTGATCGTGGTGGAAGGCATATTTGATGCTCTCAGCATCGGTGGATTGGCAGTATTGCATGCTGAAATCAATGATACCCAAGCGAGACTGATACGCAGTATTGGTCGAGAAGTCACAGTGGTGCCCGATCAAGACAAGGCCGGTCTCAAGTTGATAGATTGTGCTATAGAACTGGGTTGGGCAGTGAGCATACCAGACTGGCCAGCGGATGTCAAGGACGTTAACGATGCAGTGATACGCCAAGGACGATTGGCCACGCTGTTGAATATTTTCCAGCATCGATGCACCAGTAAAATAAAAATTGAAATGGCTCGGAAGAATCTCATGAGGAAACTCCATGTCTAGATTGATCGTGTATGGCGACAGTTATAGCACACCAGGATTCTGTGTAGATGTCAAGGATTCTTGGTGGGGCTTAATGGCTGCTGCCTTGCAAGTTGATAGTGTAGAAAACTACAGTTGGCCAGGAAACAACGTAGATAGCATATCACATCTCATAGTGGCTGGTTCTGGATTTAGTCCTAACGATTATGTAATAGTGGGTGTGCCCCCTATCGAGAGATTTACTGTGTATGATTATGATGGTATGGCTCCTAGTTATCATAGATTTTTTGGCAATCTAGAACCCATAGATCAACCATGCTTACGAGAACATGATGGGCTCAGGCAAGTCACTACTCATCAGCTGGGCCAAGGCTATGTAATGTCATGGAATCGTAGTTGGCAAGAAGCACAGGCTCTTAGAGAATTATTTTTATTGACTAGATATATCCAAGGATGGACTAGCAATTATCTCATCGTGAATCTCGCCGAACCATTCCAGCCCAAGACCGAGTGGCCAACACTGGCCAGTATACAGAGAAGATTTTTAGCAGATCCGCACAGTATCCTGTTTGAAGATACCTACTTCAGCACTAACAAAAATGTCCATCGTCCCGTGGACTTTGATACTCACGGATGGCACGGTCACTATGGATCTGCGGGCAATCATCATTGGTATGAAAAAGTATTGTGTCCTCGCATGCAGGAGTTAGGATGGCTATGAATTATTTTGGCGGCTGTAGCATCACCATGGGTGCAGGTTTCGAGAGCCAACAAAATGATCCCAGGATCTATCCCAATCTCATTGGCCATGCAGACAACGATGCCGAAGGTGGATCCAGCAATCTAAAAATTTTTACCCGAGCAGCCAAGGCTTTATTGGATCGTCGACATGATCGATATTTTGTGCAATGGAGTGCTTTGCACAGACACTGGGTTTACCCCAGCGCCAACCAGGGATTTTATATCGGTGCCGACACTGATAGCAATCTAATAGATAAAAAGTTTGTGGCCCAATATCAATTGCTTAATCACGATTATAGTAATATAATGTCATTGATAGACTATACCAGGATACTGCAACAGATGTCCGATGATGCTGGAAAAGATATATGGTTTATCAATGGCATGATTCCTTGGACCCAAGACATGTTGACCAATCAATCTCACAGTGACTATGCCAAGACCTTATATCAAGATCTAGATGATGATCAAACTCGAGATTTCAGTGAACGGTTGCGCAATAATCTTGAATTGATAGACTGGACACAATGGGTAAACCCGTGGCACAGCATCGTGGATCTCAAACTGGACCATGCACCGTTGGATGATCATCCGGGCGCTGCCACGCATAGAAAAATCGCTGACATGATACAACAACACATAGATACATCGAGAGAAACCCAATGAAAGATTATTCCGTAGAAGTCCAAAAGTTGTTCCTGGAGTTTATGATGCAGGACGCACAGAGTTACGTGCGAGTGCAGAACATATTCAATGAAGAAAACTTTGATCGCAGCCTGCGTAGTGCCGCGAAGTTTATCCGAGAACACTGTGATCAACACAAAACTTTGCCTGATCGCAAACAGGTTCGAGCAGTGACCAATGTTGACCTACAAGAAATACCCGATATCAATGAAGGGCATCTCGACTGGTTCATGGAAGAGTTTGAATCA